CAAGGTAAAGATAACTTCAAAGCAGTTGATTATTCTAAGTTAGTACCAGTGTTGATTAATGCAATACAAGAATTAAAAGAAGAAATAGAAGAACTTAAGAAATGACTTTAACTGCATCAGGACAAATAAAGTTTAGTGAAATAAATACTGAGTTTGGTAGGAGTTCTACTACATCTAATACTTCATTAGAAGATTTGTCAGACGGAACTGTAGCAACTATAAATACTGCAAATGATGCAGCAAATAGACCAGACGGTGCTGCACCTCACGCTATAAGTGAGTTTTATAGTTATGACCATAGTGCTTCTGCTGCTAATACTACATTTGGTACTTTCAGTGATACTACTATAAGATTTGTAGGATTAGAGCCAGGTGATAACGTTGCTAATCACGCACAAACTACAAGTTCATTAACAGATGCTAGTGGTACTATGACTCACGGAGAAACAATAAATTCTGGTACTCGTAGAGGTGGATTAAATATTGCTTGTTCTAATAGTGGAGACCCAGGTGCAGCAACAAATAATTCATTTGCTGGTGGTACAAATAATAGTGGAAGTGGTTATCAAGCTATAACTTTAACTGGTGCATTAGGAAGTGTAACATTTTCTGGAAGTGTAACTATGCACTTACGATTTGCATTTTTACCACACGGTTCTTTAACAGAAAGCACTAGTGGTACTGTTTCTATTACTAATAATGGTACAACTGATACTAGTATTGGAACAACTACAAGTGTAACAAGTTTTGGTGGATTCTGCGTAGGAGAGTATGTACCTGTAAATTGTAAAGATTATTATAGACACATTAGCGAATTAGAAGTTGGAGATATGGTTATGTCTTACAACTTTGAAACAAATTCTGTTGAAGAAGTAGAGATACTTGCAATAGAAAAACCAATGCACAGCGATTTAGTAGTCTACAGATTTAAAGATATGGAAGATATAAATTACAAACACGGAGATACACTTACTGTCAATAGAGGTCTTACAATTACAAAAGACCACCCTATATATAAAGAAGACGGAACTATGGTTTGTTTAGACCCAGCTAAAGCATTAGAGTTATATGGATTAACAGCACAAGAAATAAAAAAAGGTGACAGAATTAGATTTATGGATACTGTTAGAGAAGTTACGCATTATTTAAGTTCACCTGATGAACTAGAAACTTATACAATATTAACTAAAAACAATAACTTTTACGCAGGTGGCGTATTAGTGCACTCAGAAATAGGAGAATAAAATGTACGGCAAAAGAAAAGCTATGGGTAGCAAACCAAAAAGAAAACGTAATATGAAAAAAACACGTCAAGGAAATGGTCGTGGAACTAAAAAAAAGTATAGGAGCAAAAAATAATGGAAGTAGGTAAAGACACTAAATTTACTCTATCTATAGAAACAGCTATTAGTATACTTGTAACTGTAGGTATGATTATTGGTATGTGGTATTCTTTACAAGCAGAAATAGAACTGGCTAAAGAATTACCAGAACCAGAAGTTTCACGTATGGAGTATGATTTGAAAGACCAAATGATACGTGATTCCATTTTAAACACGGAAGGTAAAGTAGAAAAGCTTGAAGAAAAAGTAGATTCAGTAAAAGATGATACACGTATGATTCAAGAAACTCTACTTGATATGAATAATAAATGAGGTTAAATGATGAACAGCAGATTTATATCATACTTGGTATTAACTTTGTGCTCGTCGCTATCTTGGTTGCACTCACAGTCAGTCAACTTAGATAGTTTTGCACAAATACAAGCATTGAATATACAAAAATGTGCAGTAGTACAGGTAAACGCATCTTGGAATTATCAGAATAGAGTTAAAATAGAAAAACTTGCTGACCTTTGTTATGTTGGTGAAATAGATTTGAACAACAAAACAATAGGTGCAGTAGTACAGAAAGAGTGGAACATAAAAGTTGTTCCTACTATTGTAATTCTAAAAGAAGGTAAAGAAGTAATGCGATATGAGCCTGGTATTAGTATGAGATTTGATGAAAAAGAAGTTTTTGATAAGATTAAAAAAGAAATCAGATGATAAAAGTAACTAAATTATCTGGTAAGAGACGAAAGTATAACTTAGATGCCAAGAAAAGTAAAAAGAAAAGTAAAAAGAAAAGCAAAGTCAAGAGTAAACGAAGCAGGTAATTACACAAAACCTACTATGCGTAAACGTCTTTTTAATAAGATTAAAGCTGGTAGTAAAGGTGGTAGACCTGGACAATGGAGTGCTCGTAAAGCTCAAATGTTAGCTAAACAATATAAAGCTAAAGGTGGAGGCTATAGATAATGGCACTTGCTAAGTCACAACGTAGCTTAAAAAAGTGGACTAAACAGAAATGGCGTACATCTAGTGGAAAACCTAGCAAAGGTAAACGTAGATACTTGCCTGATGCTGCTTGGAAAGCACTAACACCCGCAGAAAAAAGAGCAACTAATAGAGCTAAAGCTAAAGGCAATAGAAAAGGCAAGCAACACGTAAGACAGCCTAAAAAAATTGCAAAAAAAACTAGGAGATACAGATAATGTCTAGAAAAAAAGACCCAAGATTAAAAAGAGCTGGTGTATCTGGATATAATAAACCTAAACGTACACCTAGTCACCCTAAAAAATCACACATTGTTGTAGCAAAAGAGGGTAATAAAATTAAAACCATACGTTTTGGACAGAAAGGTGCAAAGACTGCAGGTAAACCTAAGAAAGGTGAGTCTAGACGTATGAAAATGAAAAGAAAAAGTTTCAAAGCAAGACATAGAAAGAATATTGCTAAAGGAAAAATGTCAGCTGCATATTGGGCTGATAAAGTTAAATGGTAAGGAGAATAAAATGAACGTAGTAGTAAGTAAATTATTAACAAGTTTGTTAAGTGAAAAGATTTTAAAAGCTGTATTGTTAAAACTTGGTGATTATTTCATCAAAAAATCTGACAATAAGTTAGATGATGAAATCTGGGCTGAAGTTAAAAAAGCTTTAAAGTAAAGGAGATAAAATGAATTGCGAGTGTAATTGTTGCGGAGGCTGTTAGTGCCAAAACAACCTATCAATATAAAACAATTTGATAAAGGGTTTGTAGATAAAATATCTGATAGAGATTTAGTTACTGGAACATTAGCTGAAGCTAGAAATGTTGATGTTTCTGTAAGAGGTGTTATAACAAATACAAGTAAGTTTGCAGCTGCAGGCTCTACTTTAACATCAGGTTCTGGTGGAACTACACTAGGAGACTCAGACCTATCTCTACTTCCAGGGTATGGGATATTTACATTTAAATCTGATGTAGCACCTAAGTCAAGTAAAAATTCTGGTGAGCACCTAGTATATACTAGTGGTACAGGAAAGGTATATATAAACGATTCTGCTACATCATCAGGTAGTTCAACATTAATAGAGTTTGATAGTTCTGCAGATATAGGTTCTAATGTTAAAGCTGTGTATTATTATGCAGACGGTGGATTAAGAATATCATCAAATAACTTTGAAGCTAATACTGATACAAGAAAGCAAGCATTTATTAGACAATCAAGAAACAGTAGTAATACTATGTATAATACTACTCTTGGTGATAATATGCACTTGTTTACTAGCGGATTAGCTGCACCTACTATATCTGATTTTACTAAATTTACACCTGTTACACCAGACGGTGCTTCTAATGGTGCAAGTCCAACTACTGATTTTGGTTTAGGTATAGCTAATGTTGGTTCAGACGGATTGTGGCAACCAGGTAATTATGCAATAGGTTTAACTTTTGTATATCATAATAATCAAGAATCACAAATATCAAACTTTGGAGACAACTTAGATATTGCAGAAGGCGAATATCCAATCTTACAAATAACCATAAAAGATGATGTATTAGATACAGCAACGCAAGAAAAATTTATACAAGGTATGAGAGTATATCTTAGAAACTTAACTGCTGGTGATGAAGAATATGTATTAATAGGAGATATAGATTTTGAACAAGGTTCAAGAATATCTTTAACTGATGAGTTTGATTCTTTTGATGCTAAAACAGGTTATGTTATTACTAACGATACAAGAAATGATGCTACTGGTACTATGGCTTATGAAGTTAAACAAGCAAACATAGAAACATATTCTACTATCAATGGGTTTTCACCTAATGAGCACGAAATAGATTTTTATAATGAAGCATACGGATATAAAACAGCAGTAGTAGCAAATCAAAGAGTCTTTGTAGGTAACGTAAAATATAAAGACGCTGTTGGTAAAACAAAAATTATGGGAGATAGAATACAATATACTCCTACTCTTAGGTATGATACATTTCCACAAACATATTTTATAGATATAGGTGCTAATGACGGAGATGAAATTGTAAAGCTTTTAGAATTTAGAGATAGATTATTTGTATATAAAAAGAATAAACTATTTATTATAAACATATCTTCTAATACAGATGCAGGTTGGTATCTTGAAGGAGAGTTTATGAATAGAGGAATTACTAGTCCAAATGCTGTAGTAAAAACAGATATAGGTATTATATGGGCTAATGAGCACGGACTATTTGCTTTTTCAAATGGTATATCTAAGCTTTCTGATTTAGTAAAGGAAGAAACTTGGAGAAATAATTTTAATAATGACCAAGCAATAGTTGGTTTTATACCAAAAAAGAATCAAATAATGATTTTAAAAGATGCTGGTGATATGTCAGATGACGGATACTTATATGATTTACAAACTAAATCATTTGTAAACTTAGATGATTCAGCTATAGCATTTGGTGTTAATACTAACAATAGACCTGTTAGTAATTTTATAACTTTGAATAATGAACTTTGTTGTTTTACAGACGATACAGCTGATATAAGCGGTTCTAATCGTTTAGTATTTTTTGATTTAGATACAGATGTTGCTCAGTTAATAGACATAGAAACACCAACATTTGCTACACCAGAATCAGTAGATAAAAAATATTATTCTGTTTATGTAACATACGAAAACAATGGTAGCAATTTATACTTAAGAACTAAGTATGATACTGAAACAGATTTTGTAAATTCATTTACAACATCAACACCTTCAACAAATGATAGTTTTAACAGACTACAGTCTTCTACATTAACAACACAAGAATTTGTAATTAATGCACCAGTATTTAAAAAATCTATAGCACTACAAATAAGTGGAACTGCAGAAACAGATTTTCAGTTACAAGATATAACAATTATAGCTAGAGCTAAAGGTGTAAGGTAATGAGAACTAAAGCTACACACGCAGCAGGTTCAAGTAAGGTGCTCAAGAAAGGTGCTGTGAGCACCAGTAGTATGAAGAACGGTGAAGAAATATTACAATACCACAACGGTAAACTAAAAGTAATAAGAAAAGAATTTGGTAAACTATTTGAAATGGAATATAAAAGAGCTGACCATAGAGAGTTAGAAACTTTTGCAAAGTTTTCAGATATAAAAAGACCACAAAGAGAAGCAATTAAAGTTATTAAAGAAGGTGTGCGTATAGCTAATGACGGCACAAAAAAATTGTATACAACTCTTCCTGATACATCAGATTCTCAAGCAGCTGGTGGAGAAGCAGTAGTAGATAGTGGTAACATTATACCAAAATAATAGTAGAAATGAGAGAATAGAATTGTATAAATTTTAGAGGGATTATGGGTTACGAAATATCAGCAGCACAACAAGCACAGTTAGACTACGGCTTAGCAC